AAAACGTAGAACGAATCAACAATATCTGTTACAGGATTGTTTAGTTTTGTTTGATCAAATTCTTTTATCAAATTAATATCTGTATCTTTTACAAACTGCTCATACATTTTTAATTTATCTGCATTACCTTTGCCAGTAGCATTCTTTTTTACTTGGCCAGGCACTATACTTTCAAATCTTTTGTTTAGTTTGTACAGTTTATGTTTGAGAGCACCCATATTCTCTGCTAAGTTGAATACAAGTCCTTTACTGCCATATGAGTAGCCTTCTACAAAAATATTACCAATAGCAGTATCAACAATATTAATCGCCCAATCGGAAATTTGATCGTGTCGTTGTGTCTCGGAGGTATAGGGTAAATGAAGTCTGCCATTTATTTGTCCATTACAAAAATTACCTTCATATTTTTTTACATTTGTAAGATAATATATCTTACAGTTTTCAAATTTAAACTCACCTCTACATACACATATAGCAGGACTGCTTAAACTATAATCAATTCCAATCGTCTTGGTCTTCTTCATTTTCAAAAATTGCATCCTCTTCATCTATAGAAGTGTCTGCACCACAAAAAGGACAAGTAGTTGGTTCTGTTTCGTCATCCCATTCAACTTGATAGGATACATCACAGTTTTTACAGCTAATTCTAACTTTATTTAAATTTGGTGGAGTAAGTGTTGTCATTATAGTTTAAATGTTTTAAATTGATCTTTTTTAACGTCTTGTTTAAGTCCACCAATAACATAACTTTCTATTTCAGTTTCTTGTGGAGCATTTTGCATTGAACGACTATTAAACCAATGTTGTGTCCATGGTAATGGATTATTGGATGATGAGTGTTCATATACTTGATTTAATCCTATAGTTCTCATTCTTCTATTTGCTATATATTCAACATATTGATGTAACAGTTTTTCAGAAAGGCCTATCATAGAACCTTTTTGAAACAAATAAGTCGCCCAACGTTTTTCTTCTTGGACTGCGTCATCATAAATTTGATAAACTTCTTTTTCTGTATCTTTAATAACTTTGTTCATCACTTTATCATTTTCTTTATTTCTATAATTATTAATAATGCTTTGTGACATTAACAAATGTTGACTTTCATCTCTAGCAATCAATGATAATATTTTAGCACTACCTTCCATAAGTTTAAGTTCACCAAAAGCAAATGAACAAGCAAACGATACATAAAATCTTAAACCTTCTAATACATTTACAGTTACTAATGATAGCCATAGTGCTTTCTTTAGTTCATATTCATCAACTGATTTAGGGTCTAGTTTGTATTTGTAACCTAAATTAATTAATTTGTCGTAACCTTCAGTTACGGACTTTGCTCTTTTTTCTATTTTCTCATCTTGTATAATTGTATCAAATACATCAGATGGATTTGAATATAGATTTTTAATAATGTATGTATAACTTCTACTGTGAATTGTTTCCATAAAGTCCCATGCAACAATGGCACCTTCTAATTCAGGTATAGAAACAAATGGTAAAAATGCAAGACACGGACCTCTACCTTGTACTGAATCTAACATTGTTTGATATTTTAAATTAGATGTAAAGATAAACTTTTGTGATTCAGATAATTGAGAGTAATCGTTTCTATCTTTTTGTAAAGATACTTCTTCTGGTCGCCAAAAGAACCCTAACTGTTGTTGTGTCAATCTATCAAATACAGGATACTTAAATGTATCATATCTTTGTACAGCTAAATCTGCACCAAAAAACATTGGTTGTTTTGTACTATCTAGTTTTTTATCTTTATTAAATACTGTTTTCATATTAATTGTTATCTATAAATTTAAATATATCATCAAAAGGTGGAGCTATATCTTTTTCTGATTCTCCTGGTTCTTTATATTCATACTTATATTTTTTTCCTTTACCTATTGTTTGTATTAAAGTTGGAACAAATTTTAAAAAAGTATAATCTTTCCACTTTAATAAATCTTTAGGAAAACAAACGTTATAAGATGTATCCCAACCTTTTTCTAAAAGTAAACCTGTTATTACTTTAGCAATCATTCCTATTTCTATAGCACCAGATTCTCTATTGTGAGTATTTACAAAATTTCTATCGTGTAATTCCCATTTTGAATTAGATTTAGCAAATTTCTCTTTATGATATTCATTAGGTGGAGCTTCTCTCGGAGTAATTATTAGTGTATAAGGAGCGTTATAAATGTGAAATAATCCCTCATTAGGTGAATACTTTGATTGATCTAGACCAAATTCTTTTATGTCAGTATCTATTTTGTTTCCCTCACATAGATTCCACAATTCAATACTGCGTTGTTTATTTGGACCTAAAACGTTTACTTGATATGGAAATGCTTTTTGTTTAGAGGTAACAAGAGGATATGCTGTTTTAAGTATTTCTTTTATTTCAGCTTCAGTAGGAACAATTTCCTCGTCATAAATTGATACGTGTTTTCTTTTGTTAAATATGTTCTTTATCATTAAATTGTACAAGAATCACAGTTTTCTGGATCCTCTTCCTCTTTTACTTCTTCTTGTTTATCCTCTGGCACGTTATCGTGGAACCCAACTGGATGAGCAGGTTCTTCTTCATCCTTCTTACTGTCATATGTGTTTTGATAATAAGAAGTCTTCCAACCTAGTTTATATGTCGTCAACAAATCTTGTGCCATTACCGATACTGGTACTTGACCATCGGTATAGTTTTCAGGATTATAAGACCAGTTACCTGATATTGCCTGGTCAAAATACTTTTGCATTACAGCAACGATATTTATATATCCTTCATTCCCTTTCATATCCCAAAGTAGTGTATAAAAATTCTTTAGTTTTTGATATTCAGGTACGATTTGTTTTAATGGTCCTTTTTTAGATTTTTTAACTGACAAATAATCTCTTGGTGGTTCAATGCCATTTGTTGCATTTGATACAACAGATGATGATTCACTAGGCATTTGAGCAGAAAGTGTTGAGTGTCTTAAACCACTTTCTTTTATTTCTTTTCTTAACCATTCCCAATCGTAAGTGTAATCTCTTTTTACTAATTCATCTACGTCTTTTTTATAAGTGTCAATAGGTAGTATACCATCTGCATATTTTGTTTGTTTAAATGCTGAACATTGTCCTTTTTCTTTTGCAAGTTGATTACTTGCCTTTAATAGAAAATATTGAAATGCTTCTGTAAGTTTATCAACTTGTCTCCATGCAAGTTTCTGTTCATACTTGTAACCTTTTTTAGCAAGATAGTGAGCAAGGCCAATATAACCAATACCTAAACTTCTTCTTGCCTTTGTAGATACTTCAGCGGCATTGATAGGATATTTTTGATGGTCTATAATTTCATCTAATGCTCTTACGGCCAAATCACACAAAGGTTCTAGTTCATCTCTTTTATTGATTTTACCCACATTGATGGCAGATAAAATACATAAAGCAATTTCACCTTCTCCATCAATGTGTTGTATTGGAGTGGTTGGTAAAGTTATTTCCTGACATAGATTGGACATGTAAATTCTATCTTTAAAAGATGAGTGAGTATTACAATGGTCAATATTCATAATATAGATACGGCCTGTTTCAGCACGTTCTTTCAATATATCAAAAAATAATTCTTGTGCGTTTATTTTCTTTTTCTTAATGCTAATTTTTCTTTCTGCTTTTTCGTAGAGTTCATCAAACTCTGGTGTACCCCAAGCCTCATATAGTTCAGGTACTTCGTGTGGTGAAAATAAAGTTATATCTTCATTGTTAATAAATCTTTCATAAAATAGTTTTGATAACTGTATTGAGTAATCTAATTTTCTAACTCGATTATCTTCACTACCTTTATTGTTTTTAAGAACAATAATGTCACCTATTTCTTGGTGCCAGATTGGAAAGTGGACTGTTGCTGATCCTCCTCGGACTCCATTTTGAGTGCAACACTTAACCGTTGCCTCAAACTTTTTAAGAAAAGGTATAACACCAGTGTGTTGGACCTCCCCACCTCGTATCCTTGCATTGATTCCACGTATCCTGCCTGCATTGATTCCGATTCCAGCTCTTTGAGCGATGTATCTTCCAATCGCCATATCACCAGAGAAAATACTAGGTAAGGTATCATCAATATCAACCAATACACAACTCGCATACTGACGTAAAGGAGTTCGTACACCAGCCATAACGGGAAAAGGAATATTGATTTTGAATTGACTAATTGCGTCATAATATTTTTTAACATAACTCATCCTCGTTTCTTTTGGGTATTTAGCAAACAACGTTGCTGAAATAAGCATGTACATAAATTGTGGTGTTTCATACACCTGATTAGTACTTCTATCTTGTACTAGATATTTGTCTATCACTTGTCTTAATCCAGCATAAGTAAAATCATAATCTCTATTATGATTGATCCAATTTTCCATTCTATCAAAATCCTTTCTTTGATAGTTTTCTAAAATTTCTTTATCATATAATCCTAACTCTACAACTTTTTTAACATGGTCATAAAGGTGTGGGTGATCCCATAGTTTGCCGATAACTTGTTTTCTCAATGAATATAAAAGTAATCTACTTGCTACATATGTGTAATTAGGATTATTTAAATCTATTAAGTCTGCAGCTGACTTTACTAAAATCTGTTGAATATCATCTGTTGTAATGCCATCATAAAATTGTAAACCACTTTTCATTTCTACTTGGGAAGAAGATACTCCAGTTATATCTTCACAAGCATACTCAACCATTTCATGTATCTTTTCAATGTTAAGAGGTTCTGTTCCTCTATCTTTTCTTTTTTTGACGTTTATAGACTCGTTTCCCATTACCATTTTTCTCTCCTTAACAACGTTTGTATGAATTTAATTGAGTAATTGCTGACAAACCTGAATAGGTATTGTCGAATATAATTTTTTGTATTTGTTCTTTTGTCTTGCCGTTTACGATCATTTCGTTAATATCTTTTTCTTTTGTTCCTTCTGGCCATATTGTTACCATATAACTTTTATCAATCAACTTATACATTCTATCTATAATTTCTTTATTTCTTGGTTCGTTATCAAAAATAAAAACAACATCTTTTTTTTCAACAGGTAGTTGTAGATCAGCACCACCAGCCGCAAGACAATTTTCAAGGAACAAACTATCTAATGGACCTTCAACTATGTATAATCTTTTGTGTAGATTAATTCGTTCTAGGCCAAATATTTTTTGTTTGTTTTCCTGTAGTTTTATTGTTAGATATTTTGGTTGTTCTTTACCAAATGCTCTGCCTTGTAAAGCAAAGACTTCACCACCAACATCATAAAAAGGTATTATCAATCTAGGATGTTCGTATTTTTTATTTAGACTATCAAAAGTCCCTGGGCGTATCTTATTTACATACGTTTGGAACTTGTCGCAATAATATAATCGGTCAAAGTATTCTGTAGGCAGTTTTCGTTTTATCAAATACTGCTTTGCAGGATGTTCATTCTCAATGTTACTAAAGGTTGTAAGGCCTTGTAGAGGTGTAGATTTTAATTTTTGTTTTGTGTTAGTTTTAAACTTATCAAATAAACTTTCAGCGTCATTTGATGGTTTACTACCTTTATATCTTTCTAAAATATATTGGTCGTATAAAGGTCTATCAACTAATTTTATAAGATTTGCCAGATTGTGTGAAGCACTACAATTATGGCATTTAAAAAACATATCATTTTTTACTCTATAAAGATATGCTCTTGCCTTTGTTTTAGACTTTTTAGAATCACCACAAACAGGACAACGAAAATTGAAAAGGTAATCTCGTTTCTTTTTAAACTGTTGTAATCTAGGCTGTATTTTACTAATATAATTTAAATCAATGTAACCACTCATAATAAACAGTATATACTATATAGTAAAAAAAGTCAAGTGTCTATTGAATAAATGATATTATATCCAATATCTTAGGCATAGACAATCCTAGCACTATTGCCGCCCCTATGATGATCCATCTGTATTTCTCAAAAACGCCTATCCTACCGTCTAAATTTGAGTTTAAAGTCTTAATTTCACACATTAAACGCTTTTCTGACATCTCAATTTCATCGGTTAATTGATTGTGAATCTTGTTGATTCTAGCGTGTAATTCTTTATAATTTGTATCAAATTCAACCCTACGATTCTCTATTAGGTTAAATATTGCTTTATCAATTTCCTCTTGTTTAGATAGTTTTTCTTCGTGTACGGCCAACATAGATTTAATACTTCCTGATATATCAGTTAATTTATCTATTGCGTTGTCAAGTTTAGTATTAACATTTGCAACCTGTTCAACTTCAGTTTTAAGAACCTGAACATCTGTAGCAAGTTTCTGTATGTCGTTTAATTCGGCCA